CTATCGCAGCCGCTACCAAGGTTGTAGTATTAGCAGCATCGTTGCTTGCTCCACCTGCTCCTGTTGCAAGTGCTATGGTGATTACATTGCCTACCAATGTAACTGCCAACGGTTTATTGTTGCCTTCTGCCAATGCCGCTACGATGGTATAATCGTTGCCCCCATCTGCTACACAAGTGGTGGTGATTACATGGCCTGCTACTGCTGTCCATGCACAAGAGGCAGGAGTACCAGGCAGGGTGGGGAACGTAATAGTTGACGTTGACGCGGTTGTGCCTGTAATAGTACGGTAGTAGTCTATCCCGCCTATGGTCATACGGATTATCCTGCCGTTAAGCATCCCATCCAAAAATACTTTTCTAGTATCTAACAGGGTAGTCTTAGTACCCCCTGTTGCCTGTCCCTTACCCAAGGATTGCCCTAGGAAATTCATTAATGCTTGGCTCATTCATCTTCCTCCCAATCGTCGTATATTGGTTTTGGGTGTTTATGTCGGTAATGTACCGAAAACTCCCCTCTTTTGGTGGTTTGGAAATCACACTTGGTACAATGGTAGGCATCGGGATTGTACCATTTGTACTTGCGCTTTAACCTCTCTATCAATGCAGGATCATCTGTTTCAAAATGTCCCTCTGCGTTAAACCTACCCTTTACCTCATAATTGAATCCTTTGCCGCCTCTCTTTGGCTTAGCTACTCTTACTGCCTCCCCAGGCGTACCGTAAAATAACATTTATCTCTCTCCTAAACAAAAGAGAGGGGGCAAAAGCCCCCTCTTATAATTAAATTAATTCTATGCACCCTACTGTTAATTTGTGGTCACTCTTTAGTTTCTTTCCTGCGTTATTCGGGTCAATGGTCAGTTCTACCGTACCATTCGCTTGTCTGTAATGACCAGTTTCCACCTGGATAAGATAGTGTCCAGCTACATTGGTAATCTGAGTAGCTTTGGCAGGAAGGCCAAAAACCCCTTTGCCCGCAGATATGGTCACGTCAAGTTTCTCGGTTGCGCCATTATAGATAACAAAACAAAGTTTACTATCTTTTCCGGTAGGAGTATAGACGAATTTCTGTTCTTTACCCGCAGTATCTTCATCGGCAGCGGTCATGGTCAGCACTTGATTAGTTGCCATCTTAGCAATAAGAGTATTTACAATCGCTATATCAGCCATTATTCAATCATCCTTTCTATTATCGGTTTAAGGTCATATAGCTGTCTCAGCCTGGAAGGTTGCAGTAAGTTTTGCCAGTTCCTTCGGTTTAATAACCTTGTAACCGTAAATCAAACCACCATCAAGCTGAGTGGACCGGCTTGCAGACAGTTCAATGGTACGGGTTGCTAACTGTTGTTCAGCAAAACCGATGGCCTGATATGAACCCGCCAGTACGGTTGATACCGGAGCCGCCTGAGTACCAGCGTTGTAGACGGTATTGGTTACATACACATCGAACCCAAGGTCTTTAGACCATTGCATACCACCTTTGCCGTTGATGCCTTCATTGATACTAAATTCGATACCGGCAATTTTCAGTTTAATCATCATCCACGGGGGTATCAGCATCCACATATTGCTGTCCTGTACGTTGTTTTCGTACAGTTGCCGTGCCAGTTCAGATACGGTACTGATGGCAATACTAGCATCTATGGTTGCGGTAAGTGCAGTACCGGCATTAGCATAATCACCAACATAACGGAATACATCTCTCTCTACTGCATCTTTCAACGAATAGGCGGCTCTCTCAGCCTGTGAACCTTTGAGGTCTACGTTTGCCATAAGACGGTCAACGTCCTGCACCTTAAAGGCGAAGGTCTTAGTCTTATCAATCAGCATGGCAATCTGAGAATCAACCAATTCCTCAGCGGTCAAAGTACCGGTGTAGTCGGTGATGGTGGGGTCAGCAAGGTCGGTGAAGTATACGGTATCACCATATTCCTTGATGGGGGCTTTAAGGGTTGCTGTACAAATCTTTTTAAGGACAAGATTGTCCTCTAAAGTACGGTAAATGCTTGCATCAAATAGTTCAGGGATAAACCCTCTTGCTACGTTATTAACGTTCATTTTTTAATCATCCTTTCATATTAGCCTCCCCACTTGGCTCGGCTCTTGTTTATTATTGATAGGTTGTCTATTACCCATCTCTGGTTGCTCTTGTTGGCTTGGAATGTTTCGTAACTTATGAAGTCAGACGGTACAGTACCCTGCCCTGCTACGCTACCTGGAGTGCTACCCGTATTGGCAGCGTTTTTCTCCTTCACCCCTAATGCCCTTTCTAACTGCGCTATTCTCTCTTTCGCATGGACACGGTTGTACGCATCAAGCAAGGTCAATCCCCTGTTGTCAATGAGGGAGAACACTTCTTCTGAAATGTCTGCGATCTTAACATCAGGGTAATGCTCGAAAAACTCTTTGCGTTCCGCTTGTACCTTTCTAGTCAAGGCTTGGGCTTTTTCCCAACCCTGCAACTTGCTCTCTAACTCAGGCAGTTTTTGAAGTTTCTCAGCCAGGTGTTCGGGTATTCCTTGTGCCAAGAATTGCTCCCTCTCCTGCCTCTGTTGTTCCTGCTCCCAATACTGCACGAGTTCTTGGGGTGTCATGCCATTTTCTCTAGCTATCTTGTCGACGAATTTTATCCTAGGGTCATTGGCCATCAGGTGTTGTTGCGCTTTGGCAAACACTTCTGCCTCAATTTTCTCCCGCTCTTTCGCCAACCTCTTTGCAAATGCTATCTCTGTTTTATCTTCTGTCCCTGTACTCTCCCCGGCGGCAGGAGTGCTTTCGCCCGTTTCAGGTGTTCCCGTACCTTCCGGTACAGCGGTAGTTTCGACTTGACTCCCCTGTTCGGCGGCAACAGGAGTGCTTTCAACAGAAGCACTTTCTACGCCCGAAGTTCCCATTTCTTCCATTACTGAATACCCCTTTCAAGTCGGCGGCACTTGTCAAAAGTCAACGCCCGTTTCATAAATAAAAAGCAAACAGAGAATCGGAAAGTAGCGAAACTCTCCGAAACTCCGTTGCTAAACAATATTCACGCCAATATGCTCCCTTCCCCTGCACCTCTCTCTTGGCGTTCACACCCACTTGTCCATTTGGCTCACGCTAGGTCTATTCGCTCATGGCGGTGTCCATGAGCATCACCCCCTAGACGTTATTGCATAAACTATTAATAGTAATCCCATTGTTAAGGTGGCAACGACTGCCCCAGTTCCATATCTACAACCCCCCTATATTGATACATGAAGGTCTTTTCTCCTGCCATCGAATCTACAACGAGGCGCGCCCAACTTAGCGGGTGCCATCCCCATTTTCTCTGCATATCCCCCATAATCAAGAAAAGACCCAGAACTTATATAAGTCCGAGTCATCTTATCTATCTTGCCTGTCCGTGTATCAGGCACATATACAGAGTCCTTAAATGTGGTTGCAAAGTGTACATGGCCAGATATGTAGGCATCAGCAAGCACTATATTTGCCAACTTAGATACGGCATTTATCTTCGCACTCTTTGTACCACCACCACCATGTCCGTGATTCATATATACCGTGTAGTTTACCTTACCCCTCCTTAACTCAGGGTATGGGTCAAACTTAACATTGAGCAGTACACCGTCTTTGTCATACGGTACACCCAACTCCCTTGCCATTATCTCTGCTACGTCAATTCCTGATTCCCGCCAGATACGTTCCTCATGGTTGCCAATGGTTGATGCTATTAGACGATCCTTTATGGGTTTCAGTAATTCAATGGCATGATTCATAGCTTGGGCAGGATTCATGCACTCAGCGTATATATCGCTCTTACTATTTTTGGTTGCGGCATTGATTATGTCACCTAGTAAGACCGCATAAGCATTGGGTTGTTTAATTATCCAATCCCGCAATTCAACAAACTTCTTTTCATGGAATCTGGTGTCACCTATATGGGCATCACCTATGGGTATCAGATAAATATATTCCAAGTTACCAAAGTCCTTGGTTATAAACTTCATTAAATGCCCATGCCCCCTTGTGGCGGCATTTGCAGCGGTTGTCCTGGTTGTTCAATCGGCATATTAGCGAAATCCTGCGGTTGCAACTCTATACCTATCTGTTGAGCCAATTGTATCTGCCCATTGATAGGTAGGTCGGTATAACTGATTGATACACTCGGTTTATCAATGGGTGCCTCTGGTTTCCCTGCCCTCTCCGCTATCTTGCGTTTGATGTCATCCAACAACTCCTGCTTACGGGGTATATACCCCTCTGGCATACGCTCTAAATACTGAACAAAGTCTATCGACTTATCCCTAAACAGGCTGTCAAGGGTCTGCGCAGAGGTTATCTCGCTCCAATAGCTTGATGCTCCAACGTCTATACGTAGATTCATTTGCATATCACGCAAGGTGTCGAAATCAAACTCTACCTTCTGGCCTTTATGGACAACGGTACGTTTACCATACTTGTGTGCCATAATGTCAAACCATATCCTGCCTATATCTTCTACCCATTGATAGAGGTTTCTCTGTACGGTTTCTAGCGGAACCATGGCGGCCTTCTGCAAAGCTATGATGGCACTATGATTCTCCGGTCTTATGTCACCCAAAGCCGCATCATTGGCTCCAAGCATCTGTTTGGTGTAATTGATAGCAGCATCTATGACGTTCATTACCTGGCTGCTCATTACCCCAGGTGATAGATACATGGCCACCCTGCCCATATCTTCGGCGGCTTCAACCGGTATCGCTTCACCGATCTGATTCGACCACTTATCAATCAAAGAAGAATTATATACTGCCTTGGGAAATGCGGTCTGCATGAGATTTAACATGACCATGGCGAACATCTTATTAATGAAGATTTGATTCGGAATTATCTCTGTCCCTACCGCTATGCCATGATAACTGTTCTTGCGGAATCCCCAACTTGTCCATGCTATTAAGTAGTGAGACAGTCCGGTGTCTACATCTTTTTTTATCATGCAATTCTTAGTTGACTTGTTCCAAAAGATACGTTTGGTTTCCTTGTCCCGCCACATCTTAATAATGGTGGTTGCTTTACCCCCACCATCCTTGCTGTCTAACTCTATCTTGGCTCTGTCACCCGCCTGGTTTTCTACGTCATTATCAGCCATAATAAATTCATAATCCCGCTTGGGTATACCATTGGCCTTTGCTTCTTCTTTCAAATCCTCAACCAAAGACCGGAACACTATTAATATGTAGGGTTGCGTTTCCACCCTGTAATCATTGGGATTGCCGAACATAACATTGACGTTATCAACCAACTCAAAAGCTATATCGCCCTTAGGTCGCTCTACCTCCACCCCATCTACCTCTATGGGATCGGCTATCATTAGGTTTTCGTCAAAGTAGGAATACCCTGCGACATCACCGCTTAATCCCATATCCCTCAATGCGTGGCGCATGATGGTTGACATTTTCAACCGTTCCCAAAGGTTAAGGCATTGTTCATTGACTATCTCCGCTGCATACGCCTTGTATTGGTCTTTAGGATTTTCCGGTTCCTTGGGTATGTTATAAGGCGTGAATTGCATCCGTATGTCTTGACTTAATATAGAAGAAATAAAATGATCTATAACCCTCTTGTGAATATTAAAAACAGGAGTGGGCAGACCGTTTGCCTGTACTCCATGCCATTGATCCCCTGAGTAGAATCGTTCTGCAATATCAACGTCATGGACAAGGCCGATTTTGTCGTGATAGTCTTTGCCTGTTTCATATAACTTCCAGGCATCGGTATTCATCTCTGCCACCTACTCACTTCCCTTCTGCGGGCTACCGTCATAGGCAAACAGATTGCTTATACCCTTGGCGATAATGTCATTCTCTTTTTGAGTTTTCTTGACTTCTGCTCTGCGCTCGATGTACTCAATAGGATTAGCAATCAATGGCTCAATGGGCTTGCCCTGTGCTACCGCCTGTCCTGCGTTATACCCTGTCTTGAAACAAAACAGGCACATAAATACAAAAAGCAGGGAAAACCCTGCCATAAAGGAATAAACCATTATTCAATTCCCCCTATTTCATGCCGAATCGGGTGTAACTGTCGGATGGTTCCCCACCCCTGTAAACGTCATCAATGTTGCTTGTATCCCTATGTAAAAACTCGTCCCTGTCTTTTATCTTCGCTTTCTTTTCCCTTGCGTACATGAACCGTTGTAACCCTTGACTTAGACTGTCAACGCGATCATCGTGTGTCCCATTGGGGAAAGCAGCACATTCTTCTATGAAATCTTCTACCCAAGAACATATTTTGGGGGATGGTAAGAATACGTTACCGGCCTCCATCAGCGGGGATACGGCACTAACCCTTGCTACTTTTGAGCCTTTGGGTGTTATGGGTATAATCCCACGTATCTCCTTACGCAACATGGCAATAACAGCAGGGCCATTAGCTTTATCCTCTATCAGTTTTAAGTGCGCCTTGGGATTCCTTGCTGTTAGTTTCCTTATCGCATCTAATGTAGTCGGAAAATCCATTCTGCCATAAGATATGTCAGGTAATAAATATATGTTGGCCCCGACATTCCCCATCACCATTCCCGATACGAAGTCACTCCCTACGCTATCTTTGAAGGATAAATCCCAACTCTGTAACAAGAGGTCAAAGTTAGTCGGGACTTCTTCATAAAACTTAAACCATTCCCGCTTTATCATGGCTCCCTCTGCCGGTGCGGGTCTTTGTTGATATAATGCGTTCCAAGTCTGCGTACCTACCGCATTTTTGGTATCTTCTGCCCACTTCAAATCAAATCCGTGTTCAGGCCAGTACGGTTCCCCTGGTTGTCTACCAAGTAAGTCATTTTCTTCTGCTATGGCAGGAATATTTATGATTCTCCAATCATCAACCTCACCATATTCAGGGTTGAGCAACCGTCCCGCCAGATCGTCGGAGTGCCATCGGGTTTGGATAAGTATCACCGATGCGCCAGGGTGTAAGCGTGTTCTGAATGTGTTCTGCCATTCACCCCATACCC